TTCACGGTCAGCGATCTGGTGGTGTCCCTGGCGCTGGCAGACGATGCCCCGGTCCTGAAGATCACGGCATCGTCCCGTGCCTACGCCCTCAGTGGGGCTGTGCCGGTTCAAGTGGTCGTCGCCCAGCCGAGGGCGCTGGCCTCGATCGCCACCGCGCGGGGCTATGCCTTCACACCCTCGCCGCGAACCTATGAGGTGGCCGCATGATTCCGAGTTTCAGCCCCAAAGATCCCGAAGAGATCGTCGTGCTGGCCTTCGACTTTGGTCCTCTCATGGCCACGGGCGAGACGATCATCGCACTGGACTGGACCGTGAGCACCGCTGGCACGCCTGCCTTGGGCATCCTTCAGGGCGCCCCCGACCTCGCCCTCAAGCCCTTGGTCCGCCAGCGTGTCGCCGCAGGGTCTGACGGGTTGACCTATCTGCACCGGGCAAAGGCCACCACAGATGCGGGCAGGATCCTGGTTTTGCAGGCCACCCAGCTTGTTTCGACCACCTGACTTTTTTTTAGTCAGGGGTGCATCTCCGCTTTTCCCGAACCTGTTTACGAGGACGCATGGACATCCCGACCACCGAGCCCACCCAGATCACCGCAGGCGACAGCCTGAGCTGGGTGCGCTCGCTCACGGACTACCCCGCGGGGGGGGGCTGGGTGCTGCACTATGTGCTGCTCTCCCAGGGCAAGACGCCCATCAGCTTCGCCAGCACCCCCGCGGGCGATGACCACCAGGTGGATCTCGCTGCTGCCACCACGGCCACCTGGGGCGCCGCGTCCTACAGGTGGACCGCCTTTGTCACCAATGGCACCCAGCGGGTGACCCTCGCCAGCGGTGCCATCCAGGTGCTGCCGGACCCCACCCAGGCCACTGCTGCCACGGACCCTCGCAGCGAAAACCAGATCATCCTTGATGCCATCACTGCTGTGCTGGCCGGGGAGCTGACCAACCCCCTGGCGAAATACCGCATCAACGGACGCGAGGCTGAGCGCTACAGCCGCATGGAGCTGCTGAAGCTCCAGACCATCTACAAACACCGCGTCGCCGTGGAAACCGGCCAGGCCGATCCCATCCCCACCACCAAGATCACCTTCGCCGGTGATTTTGGCATCCCCTTCGGAGGCTACGGTGGGCGCTTCTAGCTTCCTCGGGCGCGTCAAGACTGCCTTCCAGGCCCTGGCCGGGAAGAGCACTGGCGAGCGCGATTACCTCGGCGCCCGTCTGGGCCGGGGCATGTCCTACATCGTGGGCCTCCAGCGCCAGGATGCGGAGATCCGCCGGGATATCGCGGGCCTGCGGGCCCACAGCCGCTTCCTGGACAAGAACAACCCGTGGATGCGCAGCTTCCTGCGGATCATGGAGACCGATCTGGTGGGGCCGAAGGGCTTCACCCTCCAGGCCCAGCTCCGCAAGGGCAACGGCGACCTGTGGGAGCCCTACAACGCCAACATCGAGGCCGCCTTCAAGGAATGGAGCAGCCGCGAAACCTGCTGTGTGGACGGCCGCTTCAGCTTCCTCCAGGTGCAGCGGCAGATGGGACGGTCCCTTCCGCTGGATGGCGAGGTCTTCATCCGCGAGGTCTTCGGCTTCGACAACGGATTCGGCTACGCCCTCCAGTTCCTCGACCCGGATCTCCTCGACCACAATGTGAACCAGGAGTCTGGCAACGGCCAGAACGCCATCGTCATGGGCGTGGAATTGGACACCTGGGGCCGCCCCGTGGCCTACCACTTCCGCGAGCCCAGCCTCGCCTGGTCCCAGTCCTACCCCTACGGCTCCGGCCGCATCCGTATCCCGGCCGAAGAGATCATCCATGTCTACGACCCCGAACGGGCCAACCAAACCCGGGGCGTCCCGCACGCCGCGCCCGTCATGTATGTGCTGGCCATGCTGGGCGGCTACCTGGAGGCCGAACTGGCCGCCAGTCGCTACGAGGCCGAGCGCGTCGTGGTCTATAAGAGCCCCGATGGCACCGCCGACGACAGGTCCATCCAGGGGGCTGCCAACACCATGACCAGCCCGGGCCTCCATGCCACTTGGCTGCCCACGGGCGTGGACATCCAGCCCCTCGACCTCAAGCACCCCAACAGCGCCTTCCCGCCCTACGTCCAGTGTCTCCAGCATGCCCTGGCCGCGGGCCTGGGCGTGAACTACCACGCCCTCACCCGCGATCTCAGCCAGACCAACTTCAGCTCCATGCGCGGCGGCGAACTCATTGACCGGGACCAGAAGCGTCGCCTCCAGGGCCTCATGATTGACGCCGCCCTGGGACGCATCTACCGAAACTGGCTCAAGTGGGCCTGGGTGGCCCGCAAGGTCACCCTGCCGCCTGGTGTGGGCCTCGCCCAGGCCAGCGCCCACAAGTGGGCCGCCCGTGGCTGGGACTGGGTGGATCCCCTCAAGGACATCCAGGCTGACGTGCTGGCCGTGAACAACTGCATGGACACCCTCACCAACGTGCTGGCCGAGCGGGGCCTCGACTTCGAGGAAATTGCCACCGAGCGGGCCCGGGAACAGGCCCTCCTTAAGGCCCTCGGCGTGGAATTGGCGCCCCTGGGCGGTGCCGTGACCGTGGCGAAGGAAGAGCCCGCTGGGAAGACCCCCCAGGATGCCGGTGAAACACCAAACCCGAACCAGGAAGGAGGAGAGGATGCCGTCGCCTAAGCAGCGCCACCTCACCATCAGCCTCACCCGTGAGGCCGTGGATGAAGCCGCTCGCACCGTGCAGATCGCCGTCTCCAGCGAAACCCCTGTGCCCCGTTGGGGCTGCATGGAGATCTTGGAGCATACCCCCGAGGCCGTGGATCTCACCCGCTTCAGGGATGGCGCCGCCTTCCTGCTCGACCACGATCCCACCCGCCAGGTGGGCGTCATCGAGCAGGTGGCCCTGGGGGCCGATCGCGTGTTGCGCGCCGTGGTGCGCTTCGGCCGCTCCGCCCTGGCCCAGGAAGCCTTCCAGGATGTGATGGACGCCATCAAGACCAAGATCAGCGTCGGCTACTCCTACGACGAGGCCGATGTCGAAACTTCCAAGGATGCCACCACCGGCACGCTCATTGAGCGCGTGAAGCGCTGGGTTCCCATGGAAGCCAGCCTCGTGGCAATCCCTGCGGACGCCACCGTGGGCGTGGGCCGCAGCCTCGAACCCGAAATCGAAGTCGAAGATCCCGCCTCACCGGAAGACCCGGACGAGGAAGAGGAAGACGCGCCGGGCGAACCCGGCAAACCCGAAACCACGGCCGATGAGGCCGCCAACCAGGAGGGCCTCATGGACCCCAAGGACACCAAGGGCGGTCAGAATGCCGCCACCGTGGAGGAGCTGCGCACCGCCAGCGCCTCTGCAACCGCTCGCGCCACCGAGATCCTGGCCCTGTGCCAGACCTTCGGCCTCACTGACCGCGCCGCCGAGCTGATCGGCTCCGAGCGCAGCACCATGGACATCAAGGCCGAGATCCTGGCCGATGCCCAGAAGCGCCTCAAGCCCATGAACGCCGCTGGCGTCGAACTGAACGAGCGCGAGGTCAAGGCCTACTCCTACGCCCGGGCGATCTTCAGCCTGGTCGCCCAGCAGGAAGGCCGGGACTACAGCTGCTTCGAGCGTGAGGTCAGCCAGGATCTGGAGCGCTCCAAGCCCGTTTCCTACCAGGCTCGGGGCGGCATCTTCGTGCCCATGCAGAAGCGGGCGGGCATGGACAGCATCACCGCCACCAAGGGCAAGGAACTGGTCTTCGAGCAGTTCGGCGGCGAGCTGATCCAGCTCCTCCGTAACAAGGCAGTCATCACCCAGATGGGCGCTCGGGTCTTCACCGGCCTCACCGGCCCCCTGCGCTTCCCCCGGCAGACCGCAGCGGCCCAGGCGAACTGGATGGCTGAGAACGGCGGCGCGGATACGACCGCTTCCAACCTCACCCTGGATTCGGTCACCCTCAGTCCCAAGACCCTCATGGCCACCACCAGCTTCAGCCGTCAGCTCGAGGCCCTGGGCGTGGTGGACGCCGAGAACCTGGTCGTCAATGACCTCGCCCTCGTGGTCGCCCTGGCCTGGGATCTGGCCGCCATCCACGGCACCGGCACATCCAATCAGCCCACCGGCATCTACAACACCGCGGGTGTCAACTCCACGGCCATGGGCGGCGTGCCCACCCACGGCAAGTTGCAGGACATGATTACCGCCGTGGCCAATGCCAACGCCCTCTTCGGTAGCCTGGGCTTCCTCACCACCCCGGCCATGGCCGGGAAGATGGCCCAGACCCTCGTCGCCGCCGCGGCCGGTTCCAAGATGATCTGGGAGGGGCCCTACGATGGCGGCCTGGTGAACGGCTACAAGGGCCAGGCCACTAACCAGGTGTCCAGCACCCTCGGCGCTGGCAACAACGAGCACGGCATCATCTTCGGCAACTTCAACGATCTGCTCGTCGGCCAGTTCGGCGGCGGCATGGAACTCATCGTGGACCCCTACGCCCTCAAGAAGCAGGGGATGATCGAGATCACGGCCTTCCAGATGGTGGATATCGCCACTCGCCACGCCAAGAGCTTCAGCGTGGCCACCGGCGCCACCCTGGCCTAGTCCGCAACCGGCTGAACCCGGGGGCTCCGGCCCCCGGGCCAGTCCCCTCATGAGGTGA